ACACACCGGAGATTGCTTCTGCTATAGATATTTATGCAGACGAGATGACAACCTGCAGCGGATTGCAAGAGATGCTCCACATTAAGTGTGCAAACGAAGAGATTAAAACGGTATTACACAACTTATACCACAATGTTCTTAATTTAGAGTTTAATCTCTTCGGTTGGTGCCGATCCATGTGCAAGTTCGGCGATTTCTTTCTATACCTAGACATCGACGAGGAACAGGGCATCAAGCATGCTATGGGTTTACCCCAAAACGAGATCGAAAGACTAGAGGGTGAGGACAGAACTAACCCTAACTATGTGCAATACCAGTGGAATTCAGGCGGACTAACTTTTGAAAACTGGCAAATTGCTCATTTTAGAATTTTAGGCAATGATAAATACGCTCCATATGGCACCTCTATCCTGGAACCGGCAAGAAGAATCTGGCGCCAACTAACTTTGATGGAAGATGCAGTTATGGCCTATCGCATCGTTCGTTCTCCAGAGCGACGAGTTTTTTATGTCGATGTAGGCAATATTAATCCGCAAGATGTTGAGCAATATATGCAGAAGGTTATGACGCAAATGAAGCGTAACCAAATTGTGGATGCCGACACTGGCCGCGTCGACCTCCGATATAACCCGATGAGCGTAGAAGAAGACTACTTCATCCCGACCAGGGGAGACACATCGTCGAGAGTAGAAACACTGGCTGGTGGCTCCTATACCGGTGATATCGACGATATTAAATACCTGAGAGACAAACTATTCGCGGCACTAAAGGTGCCGGCTTCATATCTTTCCAGATCAGATGAAGGTTCAGAAGATAAAACAACCTTGGCACAAAAAGATATACGGTTTGCCAGAACAATTCAGAGACTACAAAGATCAATTTTAGCTGAGATAGAAAAGATTGGAGTTATCCACCTGTTTACTTTAGGCTACAGAGGAAATGATTTAGTCTCGTTTAGCCTACAGCTAAACAATCCTTCTAAGTTAGCAGAGTTGCAAGAACTGGAGCACTGGAGGACAAAGTTTGAAGTTGCTAGCACCGCGACTGAAGGATATTTCAGCAAGCGTTGGGTTGCAGACCACCTATTTAACCTTTCTGAGGAGCAGTTCTTACGATCGCAAAGAGAAATGTTCTATGATAAGAAGTTTGAAGCCTCTCTAGAGAAAGCTATTGAAGAAATCACAGCTTCAGAGGGAGAAGGCGATGACTTGGGTCTAGGCGCCGGAGGCGGCCTAGGTGATTTAGGAGGAGAAGAACTCGGCGCCCTTGGAGGCGATGATCTCGGAGGTGATGATCTCGGAGGTGATGATCTCGGAGGTGCAGAAGAAGCACCGGCCGACGATGATGTTCTCCTTGCAGCCCCAGCGAAGCGCGATAGCCCAGACGACCCTATGAAAGTTACAAAAAAGAATGTCTTTGGAGTAGATGTGGCCTCTATCACAGATAAGTCTAAAGGCAAGTGGTATATGCCAGATCGGCCAAAGACCGGCGGCGCCAAAACAAAATCTGGCAATCAAATGCAAGCCCGTCGCAGGAATTACCTGTCAACGTCTGGAGTACCTACGATGACTGGACAAGATTATAAATTCCCAGGACTTAAGCCTCTAAGAAATACGTCAAAGGGACTATTTGAAAATCAGGAGCCTAATTATAATGACGAGGAAGAGAAAATTTTCCAAGTAAGCACAAATATTAAAGCCCTTATTAAAGATCTGGAGTCTAAAAAATGAAATTGAAGCATAATAAGAAAAGAAATACAGCGTTCCTTTTTGAAAGCTTGGTCAGGGAAATGACAAAAGCAGTTGTCAATAAAGAGTCAGAAAAAAAGCAGAAAGTTCTCTCTATTATAAAAGAGCATTTTCACAAGGGAACCGAGCTTTCAAAAGAGCTTGAGATCTATAAAAGTGTTTTAGATAACCAGAGTATTGAAGCTAAATTAGCTGAAAAGGTTGTTCTAGAAGCAAAAAATCAACACACAGATCTAGACAAAGACCAGATCTTTTTAGAACAAAGTGCTCTGATAAACATAGTAAACAAAGAATTGTCTGGGGATACTTTTTCAAACTTTGTACCGAACTATAAAAATTTAGCAACGCTCTATCAAATTTTTAATACCAAGTTGGCTCCAAAGAAGAAGGTCATTCTTGAGAATTCAATTTGTGAACATATATCTATTAAGAAAGAAGAGCAAAACTCCACAGCCCAAGTGCCGTCCGACAAACTCGTGCTCAATACCTTTATTAATAAATTCAACGAAGCATACTCGGAAGACCTGTCGGAACAACAACAAAACCTTTTAAATAAATATGTCACATCTTTTGTAGATAATGGGGTGGAACTTAAGCTGTTTTTAAACGAAGAAATAGGCAGGCTCCGAAGCACTATTAAAGATTCTATTGGCATGCCCGGTTTTATTAATGATAATAATCTACAAGAAAAGACTTCAAAACTGTTAGAGACAATCGATGGCTTCAAAAATAAAAATATCGATTCTAAGTTAATCAACAAGATACTTAAAATACAACACTTAGCCGAAGAGATCAATCATAATGGCAATTAACATTAAAATATCACAACCTAAAAGAGAAGTGATTCGAATTACAGTCGACGAGCATGATAAACCTGATGCATCGGTAAAAATGGATCTTAATGCCCGTCGTACTCTGGACGGTAACGTTTTAATTTTTGACCACAAAGATATTGATATTGTGTTGATGCCTTCCGATAAAAAAATTGTAACATTCGCTAAAAATATTCTTGGCGATGATGTCTATGAAGCACAAAACCGCCTGTTCTCTTATCTGTTTAAGAAGGGTATCGTCGCGATGGACTCAATCCAGGGAGGAAACGTATATTCTTCGATGGAAGCAAAAATATTAGAAAGCACCACGTATAACACTACACAAGTTGCTCTTTTCGGAATTGGCAAATTCTTAGAAGAAGAGAAGCCGTACTTAGAATTTGAGAAGGCCTTTGAAAAAGCCGAGGAAGAGAGACTATCAGAACCCAGCCCGGAAGACTCCTCAGAGTTTGATGAAGAGAGACATGACGCCCAGAAGGGCTCGATGCGTCCAGGCGCGAAACCTTATGGTATCGCTAGCGTTTATAGAGTTTAAGAGAGAGCTATGCCTTTAATATATTTTATTCTGTGTGCCTATGGGCTTACACAAATATTAATTTACGGAAGTATATTTAATTTAATCCGCCCAACCCACGGTCTTTTAGGCGAGTTGTTTAAGTGCCCTATGTGCTTAGGCTTCTGGGTTGGTGTTTTTCTTTTTGGGATTAATGGCTTAACAGAACTATTTAGTTTTGATTATAATTTAACAAATGCGTTCCTTTTGGGGTGCTTAAGTTCCGGAACCTCTTACATTTTCAATATGGTGTTCGGAGACCACGGAATAAAACTAGAGAGTTTAAACAATGAGAAGACAAAATCGACCAGAAGTAAGACGCTGCTGCAAGGGTAGCTCTACCGCGCAGGTAACGCCTGCACACAATAATTTTATAACAAGGAAAAATTAAAATGAAGCTTACTAGATCACTATTAAAGCAAATTATCAAAGAAGAGTTACAAAAAACCGTAACCGAAGAAGAGACTGTCGCGGAAACTACCGAAGACGTTACCGAAGAGGTTGTCGAAGAAGAAGAGACCGTCGAAGAAGAGTTTGACGCAGCCGCAAAGATTGCTCAACTAGAAGAAGAACTTCAAAACCTAAAATCCAACCTTAAATAAGGAGCCTAAAATAGTGTCAAAACAACTTTTACAAGAATATTTTCAATTATGCCCTGATGGTATATGTGATTTAAATGTATTAACTGAAGATGAAAAACGTAAAGTCGACGATGGCTCTGTTTACCTTGTTGGAGTAATTCAAAAAGCAGGAACAAAGAACGGCAACGGCCGCGTGTACCGCAGAGAAACGCTCCAGAGAGAAATGAGCAATTACCAGAAAGCGATCAGCGAAAGACGTGCCCTGGGCGAGCTAGACCACCCGGATGATTCGGTGGTTAATTTGAAGAACTCCTCTCACTTAGTTTCTAAGACTTGGTGGGACGGCGACAGCGTTATGGGTAAAATTGAAGTTTTGGACACTCCGTCTGGTAAAGTTTTAAAAGCTCTGTTAAAATCAGGTGTAAAACTTGGTATCTCCTCCCGCGGCTTGGGCTCAGTCTCGGAAGGCGCCGGCGGAACAATAATGGTAGAGGACGATTTTCAACTTATTTGTTTTGATATCGTGTCCGAACCATCTACTCCTGGTGCTTATTTAAACCCGGATGGACAAAGTAGAAGTAGAATATCTATGTCGCTATCGGAAAATAAGCAAAGCACTACCAAGGTGCAAAGAGTCAATAATATACTTGACGATATTTTGGGAGAATAATTATGAAAATTACAAAAGACGAATTAGCACAAATTATTACAGAAGAACTTAATAAAGTTAACGAGATGGATCTCTTTGGAAAGAAAAAAGCTGACTCCGCCGGATACGATCGTGCGATGAAAATACGACACGATGAATTGGCGGATTTACACAATCGCTTAAAGGCCGGCCTTGGTGACCCCAACAGGCTACAACAAGTCGCTAGCGAAATAGTAAAAGAATTAGCGCTTAAATTTAGAAATATGGACCGATAATGAAAAAAAGTGAATTAAAAGAAACTCTCAAGCCGCTAATCAAAGAATGCATCAAAGAATGTATTTTCGAAGAGGGCGTTTTATCCGGAATTATTACAGAAGTCCTAGCAGGTATGCAAACTCAAAGAGTTGTTACTGAGGGTATCACTGTAAAGAAACAAGCTGGCCCTTCTCCCCAAGAACTCCAAAAAAGAGAAGAAGAGATGGAGAGGCAAAAACAAGAGAGAATCAAAAGATTGAACGAATCTGCGAACGTCGGAGGAGTTAATATATTTGAGGGCGTTAGTGCAGACACAATCGCTCCCGAACCCGGTTCTGGGGCCCTTAGCGGAGTTGCCCCCAGCGATTCTGGCGTCGACATCGGCGGAATTTTAGGATTAGCCGGTGGTAAATGGAAAAATTTAATATAGGTATTATATAATGGCACGCGCATACAATGTTGAAGTAAATATAGAAGAAACCCGCGGTGACGTTGGTAGACTCATTAGAAAATTTACAAAGAAAGTTAAAAAGATGAAGCTCTTAGAAGAGCTTAGAGATAGAAGATACTTTAAAAAACCGTCATTGAAAAGAAGAATGGC